TGCTCAAGAAGATCCCATTCGTTGTCATCAAAAAACTTGCGAAGAACATCATGAACTTTTAGCAACAGATTGTCTTCAATCGTAAAACCATCCCTCGGCATGACCCTGTAACCGAATCCGGTGCCGATGACGTAGCTTGTCAGTCCATTGAGAAGACCTTGGGCATTGGGGCTGGTTGTTACAAGAAGGCGTGCCTGAGCCCTGATCAGGTTCAACTGCTGCTCTGAGTACCAGAAGGGGTAGTTCGAGCCGTACAGACGATCCTTGACGTTAACGATTGGATATGCGTAGACACCACCGTCTGTGAACCTGCTGAGAAGGTCAGAATACCCGCCCAGGTTGAAGTCCATGTTGTAGGCGGCTTCACGGAGAGAACGCTTCTTGCGCTTTGGTTCTTCCGGTGGCTTGGCAGGCTGTCCAGCAAGAAGGGAACGCCACCATTGTGCTGATAACGGATTCATGATCGGATTCCTCGTGTTGGTGTCGCACCTTTGCCTTGAGTCTGAACACGTCCATTGTGGATTGAAATCATACCACGCAGGGCCATTTCCAAGGCATCCGGTCCATCATCGTACTTTGCCATAGGGAATTCACGCAATTGATTCACCAAGAGTCGAGTACCTTCGTGATTGGCCTTGAACCTGAAGATCTTGTTAGAAAGGTTCGGGCCAAGACGACGAATGCGAACATCCTTTGAAACTTTATTGTAAACAGACATGACAGGCATTGAAATGCCTTTTTTTCTTGACGTTGCAATGATCTGTGTGGCAAGTAAATGTTGAAATTGATTTGTTTCTACTACGACCACATCAGCGTTGAATTGTTGTTGTTCGTTGCAAATGTTTGAAACGATAGATTCGGAATCGATGCGTTGAAGATCGGCTTCGACGTAGATGATGCCTTCGATGGTGCGTGCCAATTTGACGATGGCGCAGAAGTCACCGTGCTTGGAGTCGTTTCCCTTGGATGGGTCAAGACCAATCGACTTGAGTGCGATTTGGCGGTTGTCGGGCCATTCATCGAACCAGATGTGCCCGGTGAAGTGCGCCGCGGGCCATTCGCAACCTTCCTGATCAACGAATTCGCCTGAGATCTCTTGTGCTGCTTGCTTGTCGGAATATTGTGTCTGGAGAGCATGGATGAACTCTCCAGGGAGGAATGGGTTCTCTTTGGTTGATGAACGGAATAGGGCAGTATTGGGCCTGTTACGGGCAAATACTTCGTAGGTCCAATGAGAGGTGCCTTTGGGCGTAAAGGTGGCAGAGAGCCATCCTGCTTGACCAGCTTCTCGAAGACACGCGATGCAGACGTTGTAGGTTTCTTCGCTCACCAGAGAGGCCTCATCAAGCCACACTCCAGAGAGGTTGGGACCACGCAACTTTTCTGGATCGTCACCAGAGCGGAAGATGATTTCAGAACCGTTTGTCAAGATCAGGCGAGGTGGTTGTTTCCATTTTTCTTTGATGACACCGAGGTCTTCTGCGATCTGAACCACGGTCCTCATTGAAGCATCTTGCAGAATGATGTAAGTAGGGGCCACCACCATGTAGAGACGGCCTCGACCTCGTTCTGACATCGCACGACATAGAAGATCATATGCACCAACATATGACTTGCCGCTACCACGACCGCCAACGAACCCACGATAAAGAGATGCAGAGTGTCTGAATTCACTTTGGACCTTGTGGAGCTTGATTGTTTTTGTTGTCAACGATGGTTGCTGTGGTGTCGAAGCTTCCATGATCCACTATCTCCTCGACTATGTGCAATTGAACTTTGGTGAGGTTGTGAACCTCTTGACGCTCAACATACCCACGCTCCTTACCAAGCGTCTTAAGAATCATCTCAATGGCCCACTTGGCCCCACCTTCCATTGCCTCAACTAACTTGGCCTCGGCCTTGTCAACAATACCACCACGCTCACCCTTGCAAATCAACATGAGGTTGTCGTTAGCCTTGATACGCTGATCTAAATCAGGATGAGAACAACCAAGCTTGATTGCTGTCAAATAGATAAGACCTTTGCAATCCTTGAGAGCATCCACTATCTCGGAATCACGAATCGTTGAGATAGGTCGTGATACTAGAGAATAGACAGACTGTCCAGGAGAGATGGCAACGTCTTTTGGTTTCTTTGCCATTGGTAGAACTCGATGAGGCTGTGATTAATAGAAAGTATAGCAGACGAAGATAGATAGTGCAAAAGAGATGGTGATAGATAATATTAATTGTTATTATTTGATGAATGAAAAATAGGTCAGAGATGGAGAGGTGAGAACCCCTGGCCCCAGGATTTCGTTATTGTTTTCCTCCAACTAACCTATTAGCTATACTAATAATATTCTACTCTTTACCTATTAATTATAAAGATAATATTCTACTTTGAAGGTAGGTAAACTATGGTACTATTATAATAGGTAACAAGAAAACAATAAGCTAACATAATGAAAACAATAAGCTAACATAATAGGTAAAGGAAACCAGTAAGCTGGAATCAGGAAACCAGTCTTACGCGAAAAATATTTTTTGATGAACCTGATACAAAAAAAATGATCACGCTATACTATTATAAAGAAAGCCGTTTATCCTACCTTACCTCTTATCTTATCATCATAACCAGTCTACCCTAACCAACTAATCGTTATACTTATTTATAAGCTTAACCTAGTGTAATCGACCTATAGTATGGTCACCTTGTCGATATTCGGCACAGCAAACAATCGGCACGAACACCATAACCGCCAGCCAGGTTTTGAGACTATATTGGTATTAATTATAATCTAATAACGTAAAAACACTAGAAAACCAGTGTTACGCGTCAAGGCAAAAAATATTTTTTGGAATTATTGACAAGATCGCTTGCCACAATCCGATAGGCATATTAGAGTGATTGTGTCAGCCGATCGAACGTCTTGACCGGTTGACAAGTGGAAAGGATAGGGAAACAGATATGTTAACTGATATAGGTGATGTTACTTTGGTAACTATGTGGCACGATAAAAATAATTGGCAAGCTATAGCATATGTGAAAGATGGAGATTGCCTCATTCCCGTTGAAAGTGGAAATGATACTCATTTTTTAATAGAATTGCTTGCTTATGATATTAGCCAAAAAAATGATCTTGTCGTAGCTTTGCAAGATTCATACTACAACGCAACAATTCAAGTTAATGAAGTGGGGTATTATAATGCTAGCATATAATGAGTTTTTTTTCCGTAGTCATGAAAAATTGACTTTCGAAAAAATAGCCAATTATCTTGAAAAATATGGTTATGAGGATAATTCATGGCACAATGATGTTTCACCAAAGTTTAGCAGTGCCGATTTTTCTAAAGACGTTTGGATCGATCTTGACGACCAAAAAATCATCATCATGACTAGTAAAGGCGATGGAACTGATACAGTACTGTTTTGTTGTGGATTGCTTGAATGGGATTGTTGTTTGCCCGAATACTTTCAAGCTTGACGCAATCGGGAATGGGCTAGAATAGGCTAGCATAATCCGTTCGATTCGGACCATTCCTATGCTAACTATATTTCATGGTTAGCTTTCAATTGGATATAGGATAGTAGGGGTAGGATAATGGCTTTCACTAATAGCATGGTAATCGATTTAGGAAAAAAAATATCTAATGCGAAAGACACGTCTGAAATAGTGGGCATAATAAATCAGTATGGTAGAAAAAAAAATATATCTAAAGATTGGCGAAGTATGCTAAGAAAGCTTTCTAGATATTTTTCAGGGCTAGATACTGAAATACCCTTTAGTATATTCATGAAGGGTAACAGTAAGTTACCATTTTTTTCATATTCTGAACTTTCACTTGCAACATGCCCGGGTAAAAATACTTGCGCCGATTACTGCTATAGTATGAAGGGGTGGCGATATCCCGTTGTTGTAGGGCGTCAGATTCAAAACATGCTAATAATGAAATACAATCCAACTGTTATTGTGAAAGCTTTCAACCGATTACCTAAAGATATAACACTGAGATTGTATGTT